AGAAGAGGTGCTACTGGATACACGACTGCAAATTTCACAGATAATACTTTTGAAGTTGTTACAGCTGCAGCGAATACATTTACTATTACTATGGCAAGTGTAGAATCTGGTACTGGTATGAGTGCTGCTGGCTCTGCCTCATTAAATAAATATGTAGAAATTGGACCAGTCATACAAACATACGGTTATGGTTGGGGTACTGGAAGCTGGGGCGGAGGATTATTGTCTACCGCAACAAGCACCACGTTAAACGGATCACTATTGGCGGACACTAACGGTACAGGCGGATCTGGTACATCAATCACTCTAACATCTGCTACAGGGTTTTCTGGAAGTGGAGGAACAGCGTTGGTTGGTAACGAAATAATTACTTACACTGGAGTTTCATCCAATGACATAACAGGAATAACTAGAGCAGCGTCAGGCACAACATCCGTTGCACACAATAGCGGTGATACTATAAGAGAGATTAGCTCTTTTACTGGCTGGGGTATACAAACAACCTCTTCGACTGTAATTCTTGATCCAGGTAACTGGTCCCTAGATAATTTTGGTGAAATACTCACGGCAACAATTAGAAATGGTAAAACTTTTACGTGGGATCCTAGTGTTGCTAATCCAACAAGTAATAGAGCAACAGTGATGGCCAGCGCTCCAACTAAATCCATATCAACACTAGTTTCAGATAGGGACAGACACTTTATTCATTTTGGCACAGAAACTGTTATTGGTGATACAACCAAACAAGATCCAATGTTTATAAGATTTAGTGATCAAGAAAATTTTAATGTGTATGAACCAACATCAACTAATACGGCAGGAACATTTAGATTAGACACAGGTAATACTATTGTTACAGCTGTTTCTGGTAAGGATTATGTTTTAATACTTACTGATCAAGCCGCTTATACTATGCAATTCGTTGGTCCACCGTTTACTTTTAGTATACGTCAAGTGGGTACTAATTGTGGTTGTATGGGTATGCATGCAGCAGCTTATGCCGATGGTAAAGTTTATTGGATGGGTTTATCAGGTGGTTTCTTTGTATTTGATGGTACTGTTAAATTACTTCCTAGTTTGGTAGAGGACTTTGTATTTCAAACTGATGGTGATAATTTAGGTATAAATTATGCGTCTAATCAAATTGTATTTGCATCACACAATTCTTTATACAATGAAATAGTATGGTTCTATCCAAAGGGTACGCCATTACTTTCACCATCTACACAAATAGATAGATCGGTAACTTATAATTATGTAGAGAATGTTTGGTCTACAATGTCTCTTGCTAGAACAACATATTCAGACTCCACAACTTATGCAAAACCTTATGCTACTCAATTTAATTCAAGTGGTGTCCCACAATTCCCAACGGTCAACGGAGCAACAAACACGTTCGGTGCATCCACATACTTTGCACACGAAGAGGGTGTAAACGAAATCAATTTATCAGGTAATGACATAGCAATTCCTGCATTTGTTAAATCTGGTGATTTTGATTTACCAATACAAGGTGATGGTGAGTTTTTATTAAACGTAAGAAGATTCTTACCTGATTTTAAAAATTTACAGGGTAATGTAATTATAACGCTGGAGACAAAAGACTTTCCAGAATCAAATATATCTACTAATGTTTCGTTTGTGGTAAGTGGCACAACGAGTAAAGTAGATACTAGAATAAGAGGTAGACTAGCAAATATAAAAATAGAAAATACAGCTGTTAATGAAAATTGGAGATTTGGAACTTTTAGAGCTGACGTATCTCAGGACGGTAGAAGATAATGGCAAAAATTACAGTATATATTCCTGAGCCTAAAACAGTCTATGATGAAGAGAACCAAAGACAAATTATACAAAGTCTTGACACTGTTAAGTCACAGCTTAATACATCGTTCCAAGAAGATTTAAAAAATGAACAAGAAGCTTTTAACTTTTTTATGCACTAATGACAATACAATATAAAAATCAAGGGTTTAGTTTAGCTACTACAAATGTTACAACTGTTTTTACCTGTCCAACAAGTGGAGTGGCTATAGTTAAAAGTGTAAGTATAGCAAACGATCACTCAGCAGATGTTCAAGTAAAAAGTTCTTTAACTGACACTTCAGCAAGTGCAACATACAATTATTTTATAAAAACTATGACTTCAGATAGTTCTGACAATGCAGTCAGTGGTATTTTAAATTTAGAAGGTGGTGATAAAATTAATTTTGAATGCACAGTTAGTAATGTTATAACAGGCGTTGTAAATTACGCATTAATAGATAGGTCTCAAGAGAATGGCTAAAGCACCAAAATTTGGTGTTAACACTTATAAAGGAAGCACTAGAAAAAAGAGACCTGGTAGACATACAAAAAGATTGAATAAACATAAAAAAAGGAATATGAAAAAAAGATGATAGAGTTTCTTAAAAAGCTTTTAGGTATAAATCTATTTGATTATCGTTTAAGAAGACTTGAAAGAAAAATGTATTGGAAAGAAAAATACAAAAATGTCAGATAAAGTAAAATATACAGTCATCGATGGTAAGGCTGTCCCTGTACTACCAGCCAAAGCAGTATCTCAAATAAAACATAAAAGATCAGGTAAAATTTATAATACAAAAGAGGACTTTCATGCAGAAGTTAATAATCCTGAAATCGATACTAATGAGGATGATTTACAAGAGGATTTGCAAATAACTGTTGCATCATTAGATGTATTTAGTAAAACTAAGTAATGAGTCCTATTGGTGGAACCGAAATACAATACAATAAATTATACAAGTACGTTGATAATAAATTACTAAGTAACTTTCAAATAACTACTTCAATACCAGAAAAAGAGCCAATATCAAAAGACAAGATTAATATTCTATGGCAACAAAATTCTTATGATCAACCTAATATAAATCCATGGTTCAGAGATGAAAAAAACTATGACAAGTATGATTGGTATGTATTTAATTCTCATTGGTGCTACGAAAAATTTAGAATGTTTTATAAAAAATTACCAACTGAAAAGTGCACTGTAATAAAAAATGCTATTGATAATTTCCCAGAAAGAAAGCCTTACAAAAAAGGTGATCCACTAAAAATGATATTTCATCCCACACCTTGGAGAGGTTTAAATGTAATATTAGGTGCAATGCAACTATTAAAAAACGATAAAATTACATTAGACGTTTATTCGTCCACAAAAATTTATGGCTCTCAATTTAAAGATAAAAACGATGATATGTTTAAACCATTGTATGCACAGGCTGCAGAATTAACTAATGTAAATTATTTAGGATGGCGTGACAACGACTTTATTTTAAACAATCTAACAGACTATCATATTTTTCCTTACTCTAACAACTGGGAGGAGACTTCTTGTATATCTGCAATTGAAGCATTGGGTGCGGGACTACATATGATAACCACCAATAACGGAGCATTATTTGAAACTTGTAGTGAATGGCCAGTTTACGTGCAGTATGATCGTAATTATAAAAATATGTCAGAGTGTTTTGCTTATGCTATCGATGAAGTAATTGATTATTTACATCATGATAAATGTCAAGAGCATTTACAAATGCAACAAGATTTTTATAAAAAATTTTATTCTTGGAATAAAAGAAAAATAGAATGGGAAAACTTTTTAGGTGGAGTATTGAATGCTAAATAATGAACCCATATGGTTTAATAAAAAAGAAAAATCAAATCAACCAAAATATAGAATATTTGTAGGCACACCGTGTCATTCTAATGTAAGTATACACTACACACAGTCAGTATTAGAATTACAAAAATATTGCATGCAACAAAATATAGGAGTGATGTTTCAATTATTTAAATCATCTCTAGTAACGCAAGGTAGGAACTTATGTGTATCGGCTTTCCTACAATCAAAAAGCACACACCTGTTATTTATAGATTCAGATATTTCTTTTGACACTCACTGTGTAAAGCATTTATTAGAAGCTGATAAGGATGTTATTTCAATACCATATCCTTTGAAAGATATAAGCTGGTCCAAAGCAGTAGAACTGCAAAAGAAAGGTAGATTAAAAACTGAGGAGGACTTTAAGAAAAGAGCTTTTTATAGGTACCCTATAAGGGTGTCAGACCAAAAAGATATTAAAATTAAAGAAAATATTATTGAAGTAGAGCACTCACCTACTGGATTTATGATGATTAAAAGAGATGTCTTTACTAAGATGAAAAAGAAATACCACGATAAAAATATAAATCAGGACACTTTAATAAATGGTAAACTACAAAAAATACCTGAAATGTGGAACTTTTTTGATACCCTACACGATCCAGTCAAGAAGACATATCTAGGAGAGGATTTTGCCTTCTGTAAGCTATGGAGAGAGATGGGTGGTAAATGCCATGCATACATAGATGATGAAATTACACACGTTGGAGAACACTCATACACTGGTAAATTTGGCGATGAGTTGATAAAGTCTTAACATTATTATAAAATAAGCAATATGGATCCATTAACATTATTAGCAGTATTTGGAGCAAACGTAGTAGGTAATAAATTACAAGGTCAAAGCACTAAAGATGCTTTGAAGGGCAGTATATTACCAACTGCAATGG